AAAGGAACACTCAAACTCCTGTTCGTACTGTTCCTCGGTCATAGAAGCGCGAGCAGCGTCTAGCTCCTCTTGCTTCACAATGCCAGACTCGCTGGCTTTACAAATCTTATAATACCAGTCTTCCGAGCCTTCCGCCATCTCCTTCTTCGCAGTCTCTAACATATCAAAAAAATGATTATGCCCGGCTGGTGTGCCTAAAAAAGTAGCCGACCCCTGCCTGTCGGATAGGGCTGGTCGCACAACCTCCCCCCATACCCTCGGATTTTGCATACCGTATTCATCAAAGAAACAATCATCCAGATAAATACCACGCAAGCTATCTGGGTTTTCTGCTGATAAGAGGGTTATTCTGCCGCCATTCGGGAAGTCAGCCCGGAGTTCAGTCTCGTTAAAGGTAACGCCAGGTATCACGCCGGAATAATATTTAACATAATCCCATGCGATACGCTTCGCTTGCGTAAAGGTAGGCGCAATCAAAGCAACTCTAGGCCGGGGTAGCGGATTAGTCAGCACACGTTTTATCATGTGATTAACAGCCCAGACAGTCTTGCCAAAGCGTCTGTGCATCACTAGCACGTTCCAACGCTTCAACTCTTTGTGCATATCGCCCTGAATAGGACGAGGCTTATAGGGTATCTTTACTTCCACTATTTACTCCTAAAATATCCAGGCAGTGTACCCAGCTATCTCTTTCTATGTCATCATTTTCAAAGAAGTCTGTATGTTTGGTTATCTTTTTACAATCTATAGCCGTTACAGGCACAAACAAAACCGTCCTCTGCTCAGATGATACACACGCTAATATGTCATAATCCTTTTTAGTAGGAAGCCTTTTATTGCCGCCCAGCCCAGTCATAAAGCGAACACGATTTCTATTGCCGACAGAAGACTGCTTGGAGGACTGACAAGCCTTTACCTGTATCCGCAAAATCGCACTTGTCTGAGGATGCCAAGCAATCAAATCCACACAATCCTGTTGCGCCATTGCTACACGCCATCCTCTCATAAGCACCGAAGCCGCCGCTATGTGTTCCCCCACAAGACCAGACTCCGTAGTGCTTATTTGCACATCTGCCATAAACCTACTTTTTTCCATAATGGCTAATCAGTCTCCCATAGTATCTTTACAGTACCATCGCCTATCTCAACACCAGCTCTGTTCTTCTGGTCTCCGAAACGCTCCGGCAGTATCTTGCTGGCCTTCCACCGCACATGATGCGCATAGTCACGCAGCACCCCAGTATCGTAGTCCTTCCTACGGTGCAACGCATCGTCAAAGACCTTATCCAGTTCTTCCAGAGCTTTCTCAGCACTGTACTGCTGCGCTTGCTTCACTGCCCCGTCAAACTCAGGGTCGTTCTTCATGCGCTTGTAGAAAGCCGTCCTAGAGATGCCAATGCCCTTGCATACGTCTGCAATGCTATGGCCATCGGCTAGGCCAGCGAGGATTAGGTCTGTTCTTTGCTTTGTGAGTTTAGTCATGTCTGTGTCTCGTTATGGGGCAATTAACATACATAAGTGTGGCCGCGCGGCCTCGGGGGTGGCGGGTCTGCGGAAAGCCCCCCCCTGCCTTTGTTTTGCCGGCAAATCTGCAACACTGTTGCGCTTCTGCATCATGTTGCACTGCACAATGCTATGTTGCACTGCACAATAATGCTTGGCGTGTTGCCGGCCGGGCAGTATGCTATAGCTATGCCGCACGGGAAGAACTGTAAACTGTGCATTGATAAATATACTCAACCGCGCATCCAATCCCGAAAAACTAAGCAATAGCAACAGCCCTGCAATCCCTTACAAGATAAGGCTTTATTGCCATGCTGTAAACTTTTTTGCATTTTTTTTGCTTTCCCCTCTTGACTATAGGAAATGCTTTCCTCATATAATTAGGCAAGGCACAATAAACAGCTTTGAGGAGGGCTGGCCATGCTTATCATAACAAACACTGTCCGGGACATTACCGAGCTTTCAACAGCTCGCTTTGCAGTAACAAGCGATACTGCAAAGGCTCATACAAAAGAACAGGCGCAACAAATCATTATCCAGATTTGCCGCTATTTACGTTTAGACCCAGCAGAATTTCTCATTACAGATGAAAGCACAGGCCGCGCTTATCGCTTGCGCCATGCTCGCCCTTCATCATTTACGGGGGCTTAATCATGTCAAAACTTAATCAGCTATTCCAAAACCCAGCCGACCAGAGACCGGGCCCGAATTGTGGCGTTACCGCGCTTGCAGTATCGGCTGGCATATCCTTTGAGAAGGCATGGCAAACTTTCCGCGCTGTGAACCCCAGAGTTTACAATAAGCGCTGGAAGGGCGGAACATATACCAGCGACCAGACAAAGGCGCTGGAACGGCTTCAAATCGCTTTCTATAACCTACCTGTTGAAAAGACAAACCTGAAAAACTTTGTTCGGGACTACACCCAGCGCGATACCGTTTACATGGTAACGACCGGGCGGCACGTTCAGACTGTCTTAAATGGCCATGTCATAGACCAGCAGGGCAAGAAACATAGCGCTGAGTATTGGGGGCGGAAAAAGTTTGTTCAAAACGTCCGGGTTATTAAAGAACCGTTTAAATATGCAGATAACGCTGGCAGTGATACCGCGCCAATGCCGGCCAAGCCACTAGGCATAACAACCAATGCGCGGCAGTTAATGTTGTTCTAAAGAGGAGTTAAAGAACATGGAAAGCAAAACAATCAAAACCATTAAACGGCTGAACAATTCAGGGATGGGAAACCCAGCCTTTCAATTTACTTTCACAGATGGGGCAGTGATGAAGACCAAGCCAAATATCATGGACGCGTATAGCGTCTGCATGAGCTGGCAAGGCCGCACGATTAAGATAGAAACAGCAACGACCAAATCAGGCCGGGTGCAAATAGTAGGACTGGAGGGCTAACCAATGGGCATTTATGACAATTACTCGCATGAGGCAACAGAGCTTTATCTTTACGCTATCAATGACGAGCGCCTGTACACACAACAACGCGAGCCAATAGAGAAAAACCTACAGCGCAAATATGACAAGGGCATATATGACGCGGAAAAGGCCGTTAAACTATGGGGCTATTTTGCAGAAACTGCCGCAAAGAAATACCATCACGAATTTGGCGGCAATGGTAAATGGTATCACCTATTCACCCCAGCAATCCGGCAAGAATTTGCAGAGCTGGCAGAGATAGACCACAGGCAATTAATGGATGAAAGGGCGGAGTAATGGAACTAGAAAAACTGGAAAATACTTGTAAAGAACAGGGCTTTGACCTTGTCCCATTTCACCAAACACCGCACACAGGCGGCACGATATACAACGATAAAAGCGCCGTCGCAACTTATTGGCACGAGATAGGCGGTACTGTCAGGGTTCAGTGGCTTATTAAAAAGATTTACGGGAGGGCATAAGATGCAACGCATAGAAAACTTCAAACAGGCCGCAGACTATTACTTGACCCTGAACGCATGGCTGGCTGGGCGTTATGCCCAGACAGACAAGCACGGCAGACGCTGGCTTGCCCAGTACACAAACGGCAACAGGCCGACCAAGTACAAGCGGCTAGAACACGCATTTTATAAGCGGTATATCCTACCATTTAGAAACAGCAGAGAGGGCTGAGAAATGAGAAAATCTAGCACAATACTAGCAGGGCTGGGGTTTACCCTAGTCATATTCGGAACAAGCATAGCTGAACCCATGAACGAGACAGTCTTTGTTGTTCAGATGGGGCTGATATTAGGCGGCTGCTTCATCATGCTATTAGCGGCCTTGAGAAATTAAACAAGCCGGGCATGGGGGAGCAATCCCCCTGCCTCTTGGGCAGCCCAGGCCGGGCTTCCCTAGCGGCAATCATGCCGGCAACAGCCATAGAGGAGAAAAGAACATGGCACAAAGAGGAAGACCAAAGAAGCTAGAAAAGCAAATCGAAGCAGCGCAGCAGCTCATGCAAAGCCTGTACGCAGAGAAACGCAAAGAACACGCAGAGAAAGCAACGGCCAATCTAACAGAAGAACAGGAGAAAGCTATCAAGCAAACCAATGAAGCCTTGACGGATTTTGTTCAAGAGTTTTCGGATATGTTTGACGTTAGCGTAGACACTGCACGAAAACTGCACTTTTCTTTTTGGGCTTTGCGTCATGCTTTCGGCACAGATGAATAAGCAAAACGATTTGTTTGACCGGGTTGGAGCAATCCAGCCCGGCAACAGGCAAATAGATTTGGAGCAAATAATAGAGGAGAAACGGAAAATGCCTGATTACAGAGTGGCAATATCAATAGAGGGTGGGCTTGTCTTAAACGTGCAAGCAAATAGCCCAGAGGAAGCAGAAAAGAAAGCGCATGACATCGCAGACTGGGGAGCTGGTGTAGGCATAGACGGAGAAACAACCGAGACAGTACACCGGGAATGGCAAATCGTAGAAGTGGAGCAAGTATAGTGTTTGATTTTGAAACAACAGAGTATGTTTGCGCTGATTGTGGTGGCAAAGAATGGCACGCAAATCGGTTTTTTTCCAACAGTTTGAAACAATGGCAATCAGATGACATAGCCCAATGGTGCAGTGATTGCGAAACAGAAGTAACGATTATCCCTTTAGATGAATATGATGAGGAGACAGATAAATGCTAATCGTAAACCATACAATCCAGCGCAAAGATAGCATAGGCGGCGTTACCTACCACGACTGCTATCAGCTAGTAAACACCAAGCAAGAAGCCAGAGAGAAAGTGGCGCATCTGATAGCCATACATGGCGATGAGCTTCACCTGTGGGCAGTAAGCCAAGTTATCGAGGCAAGCGAACCACACTGGGCAGATGCCGAACCTATCCTAAACATAGCAGAGAGAGAAAAGGACGTAGAAGCTAATGACGGCTGATGAACTAAAAGAAAGGCGCATCTTCCTAACATTAACACAAGCAGACCTAGCAAATCGTTTCGGCCTATCCGATAGGACTATCCGCAACTATGAAAGCGGAGCTACGCCTATCCCTAAGACCTTCGAGATAGCTATGGATGCTCTGGAGCTAGAAGAGAAATGAAGATGTATATATCAGAAGAGCAAAAACAAGAACTGCTTGCCATCGTATTTAAAGAAATAAATGCAACATACGCAACGCCAATGGGCAAATCTATTGCTGCATTTTGGAGAGTAGCCAGAGGCGTAGGCACTTATATGATGCTTTATGACAAAGTCGAATACAATAAAGGCTTTTTCAATCTGCATTATAAGAGCAAGTATGTGCCCATCAAAGAAAGGAGTGACGGGCTTGTTGAAATAGAGAAAAAACTTTGGGATGTTTGGGCGTATAAATGGGATTACACTAAAGAATCCCCCTTTGCCACAGACCCAAGCACAAAAACACTGCTCTTTGAAAATCTTCTTATCCGAGAAGAAGACATAGAATATCCAATGTTGAGCAGAGAAAGCGAAGACATTAATTAAAGAAATGCCGCGTAGCAGTACTGCTTAGTAATGCAGCACTGCTTAGCTGGTAGAGCTTAGCTGGAAAAGCTAAGCTCTTTTTTTTATATATAAAAGAAATTATGCTTTGGGATGTTCTAAGCTACTCTGCTTAGCACTACAGCTAAGCACTGCGTTTTCACTCCCGTGAATTATCATGGATTTAAATCCGCGTCAATACCCTCGCACATCTTCTCTCTGACCAGCATACACCATGCAGAGAAAGACACCGTGCAAGTATAGTCTGTGCTTGCATATTCGGGGTTGACCAGCCCGAGCCTGACAACACAGTGAATACCAGCCCGGTCATACTTGTATATCAAAACGGGTTCTTGTTGCAGAGAAATAGCGGCATCTGTTACCTGTTGCCACCAGTCACGATGATAGTGACCACCATTGGCCATAGCGTATCTTTTGCACTCAATTACCCAGCCATCCAGCCCAAGCAAATCGCCATGCTGGCTTTCCCGGTACTGTTCAAGGTCACGCTTGACCCTTACGCCTAGATGCTGGTCTATCAGAGCCGCGACTTCACGCTCGAAGGCAGCCCCCTTGTTTCTGCCATTAGTCATCTAATGAACTTCCGCCAGACTTGATGTCATACTCAGGACGCTCTGGCTGCTTGCCAGTAATATGCTCCTTGATAACTGCGTCTTCAAACCCTGGAGGACAAATTTCATTCCATCTTGCCCACTGTCTCTTATGGTCTCGCACTTGCGCTTCCCAGTCTTTTGCTCCGCCCATCTACTTTTCCTTTACTAAAATTACCCTGCCCATTTTACCGTGCCATCCCTGCATAGGATATGCTTTCCAACCCTGAGGCACGGGTTCACAAAGATGTGAATACTTCACAACTTTAATGGATTGACCCGGTGTTTTCGAGCTGGACAATGATTTGCATTTCGTCTTCTTCAATCTGCACCTCCAGCTCACCAGACCCCTCGCATAGCTCGCAAGTCATAACCCTGCCTACCAACTCTCCGCCTCTTGGCGCACCCCAATCAGGCTCGCCAACCTCATACTCCACCTGACCATCGCCATCGCAATCAGGACACGTTATTATTGCCACCCCGTCTAGCAACTCTCTCTCTGAAAAAGTCATCTGCCCCTACCTTTCCGCCAGTGGCGATAAGAATTGTGTACATAGTCTCAGGGCTAGGAAATCTTTGCCCATTTATAATACGAGAAACAGCGGCCGCCGATAGCTTACACTGCCTCGCAAACTCACCCTGAGACATATTCTCTTGTATCAAGTAATCAGATAAAAACATACATTATTTATATCAGGTATTGACAGATTGGTAAACCTTATTAGAATGGGAATTGTCGGGGCGGTTTTTTCCTTTACGCTTTTCCGCCCCGGCAGAGGAGGACAATATGGAATATGAAGTACCTGAGTACAGCAAAGCCTTTGGCAGATATCACGTTTCTGCCTCTGGTGGTACGCAATCACTTGACGAACACATACTCAAGCTGTTGTTACGCAAAGAATATAAGATGAACTTCCCGATGTCTGCCCGCCCCAGAGCTGGGCAAATCGTGCAGATAGTGGCTGACCTTTGCATGGGCTTGCATGAGTACAGCCCCATCAGAGGACAGCAAGAACGCTGGGACTTTTCAGAAGCCCTGCGGCATGGCATGGCTGAGTTTATGACATACCAGCCATTGACTTGGGATGGTGGTGCAGATGCGGAAGCATTTACCGAGTTTAAAAACCATATAGCAGATATGTCCCGTCACGCCGTTGATGGGCTAAACGAGTTTTTTGGCGATGAGGAGTTGGAAGGTGAGTATCAGCGCTATTACAAAGACCCACGCATTGATGTACCAGTCACGTTATTTCTCGACTATGCGAGCGAAACTAGACAGATTGACCTCAAGTGCAGCCTCCCTCTCCGCAACCCACCAAAGAAGGATGGGAGCAGAACGTGGCGAGTGCCAAAACCAAAGACAGAACCTACTCCCCAGCAAGTCATGCAGCAAGCGGTTTACCATAAATCTACTGGCCTAACTCCAGGCTTGCTGTTCGTTACCAGTGCTGGTTACAACATCGTTACTGCCGAAAATTGTGAAGCATTACAACCAGATAGGCTAGAAGAAGCCTATGAAAATGTGGTAAGAAGGTGGCTTGCAGTACAGAAACTAATGCAAGTAGCCAATGGAAATTGGCGTGAATTGTTCGCGCTAGTGCCGCCAGACTTCGGGCAAATAGGACAAAGACATGGCGGTGAAATACTGAAAATAGCAAAAGATGCTTGGAGGACAGCATGAATACACACCTAGTACATTTCCAGCCCATTGCAGTGCCGAAGAAGGTCGCGGAAGAATTATCTTCACCAGACCCACTCGGCAAGCGTATGGATTTGGAAGTCGAGCTTTTAAAAATGTACGCACCGACATACGTTTTAGGGGCAAAGAAGGAAAGAAAGCCTTTCCCGATTATTGAGCAAGTCACAGAGATGAACCCGATGCAGTACCGAATTTATAATGGCTTGCCTATTTCTGGAGGACAGCATGACTGAGATAGAACAAGAACACGCCCAGCTTATAGACCTAAACCTTGAGCGATTAAACAAGCTGGAGAAAGACATAGAAGACCTCAAGGAAACGCTGCTTTGTGTGATGAACATGATGACAGCCTACTTTGAAAGCCGAAACGTAAAGTTTGAGGAGATAAATGATGACTAATATCCTAGACGCAATGGCTCTATGCGCGGAGCTGAACAAAACGCATGGCGTGAAGCAACGAGGGGGTAAAATGTATACCCAAGTTGTTCACCGCATGGAAGCGTTCAGGAAGGTCTTTGGCCTGTCTATGGGGGTAGATACCAAGATACTTGTAGATGATGGACAGAGGGTCGTTATAAAGGCTATAATCACTAATGCAGATGGCATAGTCATAGGCTCTGGGATGGCAGAGGAAATCCGGGGGCAAGGCCATGTCAATACTACATCTGCTTTAGAGAATTGCGAGAGCAGTGCCATAGGTCGTGCCCTTGCCTCGATTGGTTTAGCTGGTGGTGAATACGCATCAGCAAATGAAATGGATACTGTTGAAAGACATACAGATATCCAACAGAGTCAGGCGGCTGGCGCTGGTAATCCTCCTCCATTGCACCACGCGACTCCGCCTGAACCCACACCTACCCCTGAACCTGAAAAGGCAAAGGAAAATCCCACAAGCGAAGATGAAAGAGACTGGGCGTTATACAACGACTTGAAGTCCCAGCTCGACATGAAAGACATTCCGGCTAAAGTCGAGAAGTTGTTTGTGGATAACAAGCAAA